ATAGTTTCACCAGTTTTAAATCTAGAGTTTGCTGAGATAAATAATTTTTCATTAGGTGTATCAGGACTTAAAATAGTTGCACTTGCACCAGTAACCGAGCCTGTAATTGTTTCACCTAAAGTAAATGCAGAAGCAAAACTATTTTCCTCTAGAATAATAGTATCATCATTTTCAAATATTAATTTATTAAAAATATTTGGATTTCCTGTTTCTAATAAAACTTCATCTTGCTCAGAAATATTTGTAATTTGTAATTCAGCACTTTCTAAAAATATGTAATAAGATTTAACAAAATCTACGAACCCAGGATGATCCGCCTGTACATATTCAGGAACTTGTTGCCCTACTAATGAAGATATTTTTTCTTTTAGGGTGTAATAGTTTTCCATTTTAGTAAGATGATGTTGTTGTGTAACCTACTCCAGAAGAACCAGAACCAGAACTGATTGTATCTACTTGACCAGTAACCGTTGAGTTGTTTGTATCTATGTTTAATACTTGTCCTCTAACAGGTGCAATATCATTTGAATCAGGTTTTGCAGTAACCCGAATAGTAGTTGATGTAGCACCATCCACATCTGAAACAGCAGATATGATTGCTGAAGATATTTTAATTTCACCAGTAGAATAGGTAATAGTGCCCCAAGTATTATTTTCATAAGTCTTAACACCAGATACTAGATAGTAAAGTCTAATATTACCAGAACCATCATCATTGAAAAAATACTCTCTACTTGTATTGCTGTCTAATTGAAATCCAGTTGACTGAACTACACCAACAGTAGAATTATGTCCTGTATGAGGATTATAAATTGCGTTATTAAAGTCTATTGTATATGCCTGTGATACTAAAGAACTTGTCAAAGGTTTAAATGATTGATACATTTGAACTGTGGTAATATTACTCAATATTGATGGATCAACAGCGTCTATTTGACCAGTTAATTGAGAATGTCTAAAGACCCCAACAAAATTATTTAAATTGTTTTTACTATAATCAGATATAACAGTTTGTACTTTACTTGCAAGAGTTGTAGCATCCTCAACCGTTAAAGTACTATCATATTTAAATGTAGTTTTTAAAGTAATAAAAGTAGTTTCTGGATCAGATAAAACAGGTCTAACTGAAGCAACAGCATAATTTTCTAGTTGTGTTCTAATATCTTCTTTTTCAGCACTAGTTAAAGTTGTACCATCAGCTGCCTTAATAGATACATAAACTCTACCATATGCAGGTACAGCATTATCTTCGCCACCCCATACTTGAATTGCACTTGCAGATGGATATATTTGTTTTACTAGTGTTTTGTAATCGGCTGCAGTAACCGCTCTATCTTGAGCTGCATACTGTAATGGTGCATTTAGTTTAACTGAAGCAATACTTTCTGCTTCTGTACCGCCAGAAGAAACTGAATTTGTTGAAACTGACCCAGTAAATCCACCTACTGTGCCTGATAATGTAAAAGTTGAGGCACCATTAGAAGCAGCCTTATTGGTTACAATATATGTAAGTTTAATTATATTACCATCAGATGGTTTAAACCCGGTGACGCCATCACCAAAATATATTTCAAATTTACCATTTTCAACCTCTTGGCAGAAATATACTTTATCTGTAGCAGAAACACCAGCAATCGAACTTGCTTTCTTATATGTAAAACTTGTAGTATCACTTGAAGAGTTTTGAACTAATACAGTTAATGTTGTTAAATCAGCATTTGCATTGTTAACAATATATCTTTGTTCCTCATTTGTACTATCAGCGGTGTATTCAAAGGTAACTCTTGTACCTTCATATACTTTAAAATTTGAAAACGCATAAACACCATCAAGTGGTGTAATTGTAATATCTGAATTGGTTACATAGTTGAAAGCCGTACCATCAACAGATGTAGAAAATGCTGTACCGGCAGGCATTGTTACCGAAGCGCCAGTAGCATTAGTGAGTGTAAGAGAAATATCAGCAATAGGTGCAACCGCAGATGATGGAGTATAACCTAACATTTTAGCCAGTGATATAACACTTGATCTTATTTCAGCACTATCTAGGAACATTTCATTACCTAGCATATTTGCATTAAATCCTAGGTAGTGTGTGTTGTAAGCAAGTGTGTCTAGTAATACGGACATACCAGAACCTTCAAAATCATAATCAGCAAATTCAGATTGATTTCTTAAAAATTGTTTTAGATTGGCTTTGACTTGATCAAAGTCCAATTCTGTAATTTCTAATTTCTTTGTTTCGGTAGCACTAGTTGTTGTAGCCATTATCGTAATCTTTCTAAGAATGTATCTATTACCACAGGAGTAGGATGATTAACCACATAGAATTCGATCCATACCCTATAACTATTATTATCAGGTTGAGCGTTAACATTAACAGCAATTAATCTTACTCTTGGTTCAAAGGTAACTAAAGTCTCTTCAATTTTCTTTGCCAAAAATATTTCTGTTAATGGTGTTGCAGGTTCGAAAAGTAAATCTCTAATACCCGACCCAATTTCTGGATGAAAAGGTTTTTCATAGTGATTTGTCTGTATAAGATTTCTTACACTTCTTTTAACGGCTTCTGTCCCACTTAACTTAGTAATATCATTGGTCACAGGATTTCTACTAAAATTTAAATTTATATCTTTCCATGTTCTAGTTTGTCGTTCCGAACTTAGTTGAGTAGAATCGTATGCCATAGAACTATTTATACTGGTAACTACAGCTATCTTTAATATTCTATCCACATATCCACCCCCAAAATGTAATCTAATTGTGAATGTGTATGTTGTGTCTGTTGATACTACTGGTGCAGTACCTTCTATTCTATTATTGACTAAAGTTAAACCTGTTGGTAGACTACCTGATTCTAAAGTAGTGTAAATATATCTAAATGCCTGACCGCCTGCAGCCTTAAATTGTGAGACATAAGTTGCACTATCATCAATTAGTATCTTATTTGCACCACCGAAAGGTCCTTTATCAAAACTTTGAGCAAAGTTAATACTGCCTGTTGGGGCGAATGATGAAAGATTATTATTTACCCAAGTTGTCTTTTCACTATTACCTGTCGTACCTGCTTCAGTTGTTAATATAGAATAACTGCCGTGTATAGACTTTACTAAATCCAAAACACCTTTATTATTTGCAGTATTGATCGCTTGAGGTAGTACAGATAAGTTTAGAAAAAACCCAGGTGTATTATTTGTAATTTGTTGTAGTTTAGAAGTTGTACTAGTATCAGCGTCTAATAAATTATCAACACCATATAACTGAGCAAGTTTTATACTAAACCCAGCAAGTGTATCATCCATATCAACATAGATTGTACTACTTGCCGTTCTATGAGTATTTAAAAATTCCTCTAGATCGTTTGTTGTATTTTCTGTTTGTATGGGTAAATTAACATTAATTTTCTGACCACTTTTTATAGAAGTGAAAGTGTCGTTGTCATCTACTGTCCACAATGGCGCTGCCATCTTAGTCTCCTACATTAACTGTGCTTGAACCTGATGAACTATGTCCACAAGTTGCATTATCGCCAGCATTTACTACTGCTTTACCAAGAACATAAACATTATTTGATCCTGCAATCATAGTTGGTGAGGCGTGAGGTGCTATACCATGTCCTGCAACAGGATCCCCGTTTCTAATGATCTTTTCACCATTAGCATAAACTTTATCTTGAGTCGGTATTAGATCCCCACCTGCAGAGTCATTATCTCTACTAACACCAGGCACTATTTACCTTGACCTCTATATGCCTTATATGATCTTCGTTTTGACTTATTCATTGTACTCGTAATGGGTTTTCTACCTTGAGAAGTGCCCTTATATGTTGGAGTATGCCCTGAATTCTGACCGAAGTGCTTCGATACCTTTGCCATAATTACTTTTTCTTTTTCTTAGTTGCTTTTTTCTTCTTTTTTACTACTTTTTTAGATTTAGGAAAGAATACTTCTAATCCCTTTCTAAAAAAATCATATATTTTATCCATTTTTAACTCCTTGTTCCGAAGGTTACACCTTCGATTGTTATTTTTACGGATCTTTGAAGTAAAATACTAGGATTTACTACTTCCACAATATATTCGTGTCTTTCTAACACTAAATTCCACACAAAATTGCGTGATTCGTATAAATTCACGCCGTCATAACAAGGATCCGTCATATTCACTATTTATAAGAGTTTCCAGAGTGTCTTTTTTTATTAATTTTTCGCAGTTTTTCGTCATTTTTACTAATTTTTCGCAGTTTTCTGCGATTTTTCTAAGTTATTGATTCTAAACGAAAGAAAGTCCGTTTTCCCTCGGTTTTTTTCCATTTTTTGCTTGTTTTCGCAGTTTCCCTAGTGTATAATAACAGTATATTAATTAAACAAAAGGACTAAAAATGAATAATTTTCAATATAAATCAAAAAACAGAGTTTTCCGAGAATTTAAAGAGTGTAAAGATATCTTTGCTAAATTAGATTATGCTAAACAACTAAAAAAAGACGCCTACGACCATGTGTACGATTTAGACCTAGACAGCGTAATCAGAAAACTACAAAATTTAATCGTAATTAATTATTAATAACAGAAAGAGGACTAAAAATGAACGATAGTAGATATGAAAAACAATTTGAGTTTTGCAAAAAAATGTGGGAAACTTCAAATAAGAAAAAATATACTGGATCAATAAAAGAGAAAGTAGAAATCGAGAAAAAAATTGAATTAATGAAACAACTAATGGAGGTTGCATAATGAATAACTTTGATGAAGATGTAAATATTCAGTCAACAATGGCTGAATTGAAAGACTTAAAGGCAGAATACAATGCTATTCTTGCTGGCGCTTATATGGGTGATGAAAACCTGATAGGCGATAAAATTGAAAGAGTTGCAAGTTCGATTAATCTAACAATCGAAGATGTAATGGAAATGGAGGACTAATGAGAAAATACTTAACGGGAACAACCGATCAAGATATAATGAATTATATGTTTGGTACAGGTGAGAGTAAATCAAAATCTCAATTCTTAAATTATAAAACAAATAGTGATAGGGCATTTTATATGGTAGGATTTTTATCAAGTGCTTTGAAAAATGCTCATCAAGATTTAAAAATTTTAAGAGGAGAATAATATGGAAATAATTTTACTTACTTTACCAGTAGTATTAGTTTATATGATACTTAGTTAATGAAAACAGAAACAAGAAATATAACATATTTGAAATGGGCAGGTACTCTTGCAGTTATTCTAGGAGTATTTCTAGCAGCGATTGATATTCACCCTTGGAGTACTTTTGTACTAATGACCGCAAGTCTATTGTGGTTTAGTGTAGGTATATCTTGGAAAGAATATGCAATCGTAACCACGAATATTTGTACCTTTAGTTCTAGTGTTATAGGACTATTAATTTATTATGTATAAAGTTATTCTTGTTTTTATATTCTGTGGTTTTTTAACAAACTTAAATGCTACAGAAATATCAAATTCACCAAACATATCAAGTAAAGAAATTCAAATAGATATGTCTAAGGTGAAGAAATACAAAAGTTTTCATATTCCTTATCAAACAAATCCTAATCTAGAAACTTTGAAATACTATTTTCATAGAGATTTATTTAAAGCAAAATCCTCAAAATTTAATAGATATTTTGTTGAACCATCAGAAACTCCTTATGAATTTGAATTTGAGACTATTGATAACAGATCGGTAAAACGACAATTAAAAACAAAAGGGATTCTAAGTTATCTCTATTTTGAAGATGACAAAATTATTATAGATGAAGTGTCTCCAGAAAATCGCTTGGGTAAATTATTTGATGATGAAACTAAATTTAGATCAAACTCGATGGGTAAGTCGATCCCCTCTTATATATTAGGTCATGCTATATGTGATGGTTACATTGACGGAGTAGATTCCTCGATTAGTGATTGGAGATTAGTTAAGAATACACTCTATGAAAATCATAAACTAATTGATCTTTTAAACATGACTTCTGGTGATCAAAAATATGCATACAATAGCCACACTTTAAAAGGCCAAGAGTGGAATAATCAACCGCAAAGCAATAGTGATCTTGATGATCACAATGTAAATAAAACTTTATTCAGATGGTTTAGAAATAAAGAACCATCAGAAAATAGAATGTATAATTACAATGTGATGAATACTAAATTAATCTTAAATTATGTTTTATTTAAAACTGGTGATGATTTTCAAAAATTACTAGATAAAGTATTTAAAGAAAAAGCAAAGATCAAAGACATTGTTTATTTTTACAAAAATCCAGGTCCTGTGAGTTCAGGAAATGCTCAAAATATGTTTTATGCAACAAGATATGATTACCTCAGAATTGCAAAAGCAATTATGGATGATTATCAGAATGAAACTTGTGTTGGAAAATATTTAAAAGAAATTTACGATAGAAAAGTTATCAAGAGTGTGAACCACAAAGGTAACAGAGGAGAACCACATTTTAATCGAACTAAATACTATGGCGGCCAATTTCATATTGGTTATCCTGGTCTAGAGGATAAAGTAGTATTTGGTCTAGGCGGGTATGGTGGTAAGGCAATTTTGATTGATGTTGAAGATTCTAGAATCGTTGTAGTTAATACGATTCATTACAATAATGATAGATTTAAATATGACCATCACAAACTATTGATCAATCCAATCAAGCACGGCAAAGAAAGTTTTGAATAGTAAAATGTATAATTATAGTACTTATGGCATTGTTGGTTTCAGTCGGTGTGAAGGTGACTGGTGTTGGCGTGTTTTAATTGTACGAGGTATACATTGTTATAGAATACCTTTACCCTATCCAATATATCTTATTGTAAAAGCACTATATATAAAAAAGATAAATAATAATTTAAAGAATTTTAAGAAAGTGTAAATATATTATGTTTCAAAATATTTGTTGGCAATTCTCTGGCGACGCTGTACTATCCGAAGAAAAAGTTGATCATATTATGGCGAAAGGCCTTGCTGCTCATGAACAGGTTGCAGAACACCAATTAGGAAATTTAAAAAAATCTAAAGATGATGATATTCGTGCCAGTCGTATTGCTTGGCTGAATGATGAATCAGTCTATGATTGTATATGGCCATTCGTACACTCTGCTAATGAACAGGCAGGTTGGCGATTAGATATTAGAGAATGTGAAATGATACAATTTACAAAGTATGGAAAAGAGCAACATTATCATTGGCATATTGACGGTCAATGTGATCATCATGCCTCAAAAGTTTTTGCAAGACATAAAGACTATGAGAAAAAAGGTTTGTCAATGCCTATTACTGAAACACAAAATCTCAAGCATGTTGGCTTATGTAGAAAGATTTCCGTAACCATTAATCTATCTGATCCTCTTGATTATGACGGCGGTGATTTATGGTTAACAAAACATCCTCAAGATTCTAGAATAAACGAATTAGAAACATTTACAAATGCTAACTTTCGTGATAAAGGTGCAGTTGTTGTTTTCCCGTCTTGGGTTAGACATAGAGTCACTCCGGTAACCAGAGGCACACGATATAGTGCTGTTTGTTGGTTTAACGGACCTCCTCTTAGATGATATACGATAAACAAATAATACCTAAAGCATTATTCTTATCTACTTTTATTCCTGTAGAAATGGTAGATAAACTAAATGCACTTCTAGACAAAATTTCTGAAGATAAAGAATATAGATTTAATCATAACGCTTCACCAACACTGGCAGCTGTTATGACAAAAGGATTTCAGTTATATCTAGATCAAAAAGAACCTGTAATAAAAGACTATATAGATATTTGCCATGAATTATCTAAAAACTACATAAAAGAATTTTCTATTCTTTCTCAAAATAATTATTCTGATAAAGTAATAAAGACTGAAGATATATGGTCAGTTCATCAATACGAGGGTGATTATAATCCTATTCATGCTCATAATGTTCCTGATCAAGCCCCAGGATTTGCAACAGTTCTTTGGACAAAATTACCTGAACAATTAGAAGCGATAAGTCCAGACAGATCATTATATGAGACAAAAGGACTGATAAGAGATTTTGATTTACAAGGTATTACGGATGGTCATATATGTTTTATGACTGATCCGACAACATCAATAGACGAAGTAGAAAGATTTAAATTTTCAGGAACAAGTTTAGTGAGACCAGAAATTGGAAAACTTATTATGTTTCCTATACATACAAATCATCTAGTATACCCATTCAGAGGAAAAGGTGAGAGAAGATCCATCGCCAGTAATATATCCTGTGTAGGTATCTAGCCATTCTCTAAGGGGACTACACCCATATGTATAAGATCAATGATCCTTACTTACCATTGTAGTAATCAAACCACCTTTTAACTATACCAGGCACTAACCACTTTCTAGGATACCAAACCTTAACACCATCTAATTGTTGCTGACGAGTACAACCTTTCTTTGCCCAATACTTATAACTTGGCATTGTCTCACCAGTTTCTTCAACAAAGAATTCAAAACTTCTTTGTCTAGATTTAGGGTCTAGATATTTAAACCCTTTCCACATTATAGAAATGGTTTTGTCTTTGTATAATTCTATTCTATGAAAATCATCTAGTTTGGTATCTGCACTAAACGACCCAGGCCGCCTATTCTTGATAGTCTTTTCTCCTGTATGTCTGTTTATTATAATCTCTTTATATCCGCCCCATAGTATAAGTGTGTACATCCTCCACGGGTGATTATGATAGTCTGTATAATCATTGTAGATTATATTAATTACTAGGTGATTGAGTATTGGTATAAAACCAAATGGGAATATTCTAAGTATATAAAAGTATTTACCATTACTACCTTCTACTGGCGGCATGGCATTAACTTCATGTATGAATAACCAGTTCTTACAAAACTTTAAGAACCAAGAGTCATTCTTTTCTTGCTCGTTTATTAGATCAATGTATTTCATAATCTTCACTATAACCAGTTCGTCTGATTACCTCATCCTTTTCTTCTCTAGTATATTTATTAAGTTTAAAAGTAAACTGTCCATGATAGTCTTTTAAAGGCACACCACACAATTCATCCATATTAAATAAATCCTCGTAGGCTACAGTATGATCGAATGTATGATCTCTATAACATCTTTCCATAAACTCCATATGCATTTTATGGTATTTGATCCAATCATCAGTAAACTTGGCAACTGGTCTTTGATATTGCATAAATTGGGTTGTTGCATTACCTATACCTGTTTGATGATATGCCAAGAAAGATAAAAAGTGTTCTACAAGATTTCTTCTATATAGAAATATCGTTGTCAATGGTGCCCACTTTTCTTTTAAGATATCTAATTTATATCCATAACCTAAATGACCATCAAATGTTTCATCTTCATATAAATCCCAAGGTGTAAATTTTGCAACAATAGGTTTTTTATCGGCAACAAAATCTATTTGTTTATCTCTAGGTAAATCTCTAAGTTCTTTACTCCACATCTTTACCATATTTTCTCTATAATGTTCTGACATCTCTTGATTATCTTTTATAAGATCAGGGTTAACTTTACAAAGTGTTTCACCTACATTGTAGAGAGTATAATGTGTTTCTAATACACTATTCAACCAAGAGCTACCTGCTCTCACAGGAGATACTATTAGATAATTTATCTTGTCCATGATTTTGTACCTATTACCATTCTATCAATACTTTTAACTTCGTTAAACAGTTTTATTGCTTGATCTCTAGTACCACAAATAGGTCCACCTTGTAAATTTGCTGAGGTGTTAAGTAGCACAGGTATACCTGTAAGTTTTTCAAATTCATCTAACAGCTCATAATATACAGGATTCATTTCAGGTGTCACCGTGTTGTGTCTGCAAGTGCCGTCTCTATGTGTAATTGCAGGTAGACCTGAATATTTAACTTTAGTATTATACATCATATAAGGACTATCAGTCATTTCAAAAAATCTATGTGCTTGATCTTGTTTAACGCTAGCACCAAACGGCCTCCAAGGTTCTCGTTTCTTAACTCCATTTATCTTTTGTTTGCCATTTTTAATTGTAGGGTCCATAAGTATAGAACGATTACCTAATGCTCTAGGTCCTAATTCACCGTGACCATTATACCATAATACAATTTTACCTTTGGCAAGATCCTCTGCTGTGTTCTTAATACTTTTACTATCAGCACGACCCCAAGATGGTTCATCATCTTGACAAAAAGGAAAATTATCAAACTTAACTTCAAAGTTATATTTCTCGCCTAGATATGCTAATGCTCCTATTGACAATCCTTCATCGCCACAATGTGGTGGTACCTTTAAATCAAACTCATTTTTAATTACATCATTTGCCACAACATTTAAAGCAGCACCACCTGTATAACTTACCTGCTCACCTGGTTCAAAGTTATCTCTAAAGTGTTGTAAGGTTTCTTTAACGAGTGTATCGTGAGCTGTCGCTACAAAATCTAACCAGTCTTTATTATCAATATTAGGATTTTCTATTGTAAAGGGTGCATTAATTAAATGAATACCTTTTAACTTGGAATATTTTTCTATTACATTACCATATGCTTGTAGTCCCATAATTTTTCCTGGTATATCTAACGAATTATTTACCTCATGGCCTGTATCTAGACCCATTCTTAAACCTATTCTTGTTAGATAACTACCAAAAGGTAAACCAGGATTATTTACTTCTAATATCTTATCATTAATAAGGGCATATCTATTTGCATTACCTTTACCATCCATAACACATTGTCTATAATTTCTTAATGTGCTATAAGTATGTAATACATGGTGATCTACTGAATCGTATTTACCACGCCATGTAGTTTTCATTTCTCTAATTGCTTTGAAATCAATAAGTAATAAAGATTCTAGAATACTATCAGTCCATATACTATGTTTTGATCTTGATATTGTTGGAGATCCCCCAATGTATGTTGTTCCTTCAGTTTCCCATTCAGGATCTATATACATAGGATCACAGGAACAATAGTGTTCTATTTGTTTATGTGGCTCATCTACACCCCATTTTTTTAGTGTGTCTATAATCCATTGTAGATTACCGACACCATGTTTAATACCAGAGTGTCTCTCGTATTTTGCATAATAGCATTTACCATCTTTGTAAAGTGAAATGTTGGTATCATGGATACCAAGGTGCATACCTAAAAATACCATTTTAAAGCTCTTCTTGTATATTGTATTGCAAAATTACTCCAAGACCCAGTCTTAAATAATCGGTTAGGGACAGGCGATAAACCTAAAAAGTCTCTATCTAAATCAATAATAAAAACTAATCTTCTTTCGTCTGTATAGTTCCAGGCACTATGTAAAGACTGATTATCAAATCCCCAAATTTCATC